TGAATAAGTTGAATATGAAATATTTGGACAGTAGTTGATATTCAACATTTATCTTTTTTGTATTTTTTTTGTTTTTTGTATTTTTGTGTTTTTTATATTTTTTGTATTTTTAATATTTTTAATATTTTTTATATTTTTTTGTATTTTTTGTGTTTTTTTATATTTTTTTGTATTTTTGTATCGTATTTTATTTTTTTTACCACCGGCTAACCTAAAATCCGGATTACACATAATATGAGTTAAATTATTAAAAAAATTAAAGAACTGATACCGATTATAATAATCTATGTCACTACTAGTATCACTTGGATTAGGTAAACTAGGTAATCTGGATAGTCTTAGTTTTTCTAATAACTGAGTAAAGGTTAATTTAGTTTGATTAGACGGATTCAAATTTTCATATCCTCCGCTATAATTATATTTATATAATTTATAACAAAGTTGTGTTTTAATTACGCGAAAGGCTAATACTACAGGTTGGAATGAAGGATACAACTTACTAAATATAATATTTACCAAATGAATAACATCACGTATTCCAATTTCAAGAGAATGTCCAGGAGGATAACTATTACATGAATCACCAATTAACCAAATTTTTTGAGATTTTCGTTGTAAACAATACATTAATGTTGGGTTATCACGAGGTTCATTAAAATGAATTCCAAATGAAAAAACAGCCGGTCTTACGAAATGTAATAGAAAATGCTTGTCTATACTTCCAATACTTTCTAACTCGCGTTTGACAAATTGTTTATATATTTCATATATTTCAACTAATTTTTGTGGATTTTCAATCAAAAATCGCATATGACTGTCATAATATATTTGTCTCTCTCTGGTGATTCTTTCATATTCAGATTTGACATGTTGACTATTTTTACGTATAAATTCAATAACAACTGAAAAACAATCATCAAATTCATAAAACTTTGCAAATCCCGTTACCCAACGATTTATTGATGATGGTGTAGGTCGAGGTTCGGTAAACTCTAATGTGCGTTGATTCATATTATAAATTAATGAAACTAGCGCATTAATATGGTTATAATTTTCATCACCACCCCAAATTTGTTTTAAGTGATCTATATCATAATTTTTTTTATGGGGTGTTGTTTCAAAATTTAAACAACCTTTAGGAAAATCATAATAAAGTGTAAGTAACTGATTATTAAATCTTACAGTTAGGGGTGTATACTGACCAAAAAAGGTAGTTCTACTAGAACTTTGAGTACCATCAGCACAAAATATATAATTATATGTGCTCATATCGCTGTCAGGTGTCCATTGTGCGTCGATAATATTCACACCAGTTTTATCTGTTCGTTGAAACAATATAGTTTCAAGGCATTTTATTTGTATTGACACATCAGGGTTTTTATTTGGATTTAAACATCCCGGGTTATGTAGTAGCGTTCCTAGTATTGTTGCGATTTCATTGGATATTGAGACTACATGGTTTCGGGTATAATTTCCCGAACGCGCACCAAGAAATATTGTTATTTCAATAGTTGGATATCGTTGTTTACAATATACTAAATAACTAAGTAACGCTAATGCTACTGGTCCACCTCCGATTATAGCAAAATGCATTCGTTCATATTATTTGTTTTGTTTTTTTATTTAATAAAGCGGGCTGACAATTATTATAGCGAAGATGTGCATCCTCAGAAATATTCACACTACACCCGTTTGATGCGCATACCGCGTTTCACTTTATCGTCGCTGTGAATACTAGACGGATGGAGGAAGTATCGTGTCGGTGGTTATGTGGCGGATGGTCGGAATGGGGATAGTGAAGGGGGCGTAATGGGATTGTTGGACATACCGATGTGCGACAAAACACATCGTGATTTCATTAAATGTAGTAAAATTGAAATGTTTTTTACATTTATCCAAATTAGTGACGACGAACGACGAACGACGAAACAAACATGACTTCTATTACTGCGGCTTCCTCAAAGACCACATCAACTACGGACTCAAATCATACTCCCGGTATCAAGCTTACTGACAAAGCACGTGCCAAAAAAGCGTCAACCACGAATACGGTCTCTGCTGCGGGTGTGATGCTGGCTTTGAACGCTTGACCGATTTCATTTACTACTGGCACCCAAGCGGTAAATATGCTTTATCTATGTGCGTCGCATGCAACAGATACTACGCGGTCACAGGAACAGTCTTTGACTTCGGCAACTTCTGAATATGTAACTCCTCTATTATGTGATATGTAAATACGACTGACAATATTGATTTTGTTTTGTTTACGGTTACTCGGCTTATTATCATTCTAAACCACAACTACATATGTCGCTTAATCACATATGTGCTCAATAAACCCGTAATAACCGAAAAAAACAACACGGTTTTTGCTATATCAAAAAATTCATCTTTGTCTGGAATGTGAATTTTTATTTGGTCGGAAATGTCGATATATGTATGCGTTTTGTGTTTGCCGTTCTTTCCAATATTGAAATGGATGAGCGCCTCCATAAAAAAGATGATAAATGTGACCAGGGTGATTATGATAAAAACGGTTTTCATTTTTTTATTATATATGAGTAAAAATAATAGTTTATTGAAATATATCGTATTTCTGATGTTTTTGTCGTTGGTCGTCTATAAATCAATCAGTTAACCCAACGTCACACCGTATTTCGCCTCTACTTTCTGCTTCAACTTCGCGATTTCATCTTTTAGAATATAATTTGCGGGCAATACCATACGCATTTCTTCGCGAACACCGTCCTCTGGTCGTTTTCTTTCATATATCAAGTGCGGTTTTTCTCTTTTAACAACAATTGATATATACTTCGGTAACGCTGTCTCTGGTCCAGCAGTGGCGGCCGCACATGCAGTTGCGTCTGGAAATATACCTTTTTCCAAATCACTCACCACCTTATTTGCGTGTTCTAATTTTTGTAAAAGGGGAACCTTTTCTGATTTGCTTGATACCCACGGTTTTTCAAGTTTGGGATGGTCCACTTTGAAGTATTCTCTCGAACGCGTGTGTTCTTTATCCAACCATTCGTGGTTATACGTCACATAACGTTTCATCATATCTTGCGTCAATCCTGGTGGCAACTCTTTCGCGTCATTTCTTCTCTCACGCTTGGTGTCACCGCCAAAGGCGGTATTGTATTTTTGATGTTCTTGTAGTGTAGAGATGTATAAATTATCATATCGGTTATTCAAAGGATTTCGGTCAAGGTGAGCCACAACGTTGGTGTTTGCCGTGTAATTTCCTTGACCCCACGTGTCCATAATCACTTGATGGATGAAGACATTATTACTATGACACGAAATATACCCGTTCTGAGTCCGATACCATGTCATTTTATCGCCTTTGTTGTGAGTTGCTTCGTATTCCAGTATTTTTTGATAGCTCGCTGGGCACAATAGGCAATATTGGTTCGGTTCACAATACATAACAATATCTGTAACTTCACCGGTGCGAGAGTTTGTGATTTCCCAGAGCGGATTCTTCATTTGATTTGCGGTGCGTCCTTGCGTTTTTGTGTGGCCAGGTTTGAATGTCACTATCACGGAGCTGGACGCGTATTTATTGGTGATATATTCGTGTTGTTGTTGGAACTCAAGTGTCATTGTATAGCGTAACGAAGTGGAGCCGAACGAATGTAAGCGAAGCGGAGTGTATGTGTTATATTAGAATAGAAGAATCAATTTCAATTTTTTGGATAATGAAAAAATTGAAATCACAATATACATATTGAAATTATACTATGGTGTAAATATGCCGATTAAGTGTGCGTTTAACGACCCGTTGTCCGGGAATGGATGTCAAGAAGAAGCAAAATACAAGTTCAAACATGACGCGAAGGCCTCACGATGTAAGCTGCATCAACTGGAAGGAATGAAAAACATATTCTCAAACTTGTGTTGTCACGGCGACTGTATCAAAAGTCCCATTTACAATTACATTGGACACGCAGCAAAATACTGCATATTACACAAAGAACCCGAAATGATAAATGTTATAACTCCGCGTTGTATTCATCCTGGGTGTGAAATACAGTCATTATATAATTTCCCAGGCCAAACAGGAAAATACTGTGTCACTCATAAGATGCCTGGAATGATTGATGTCAAACATGGTGGTTGTTTGGAAGAAGGATGCAAAAAAAGAGCAACATACAATATTCCGACAGAAAGCAAAGGGCTCTACTGCTCGGGTCACAAAAAAGATGGTATGGTCGACGTCAAACACAAATTCTGTGCCCACAAAGGTTGTCTCACACGACCTAACTATAATTTCCCCGGCCAAACCCGAGGCACCCACTGTGTTGTCCATAAAACCAAAGACATGATTAATGTGACATCCCGGACGTGTCCTCATCCCGGTTGTATGAAACAACCAACATTCAATATGGAAGGAGAGACTGCCGGTTTATATTGTTTCGACCATAAAGAGGAAGGAATGATTAATGTCAAACAACAAACTTGTAAAAGCGAGTGGTGTTCAACCCGACCCCACGATAAATACGACGGATATTGTATGTTTTGCTATATGAATTTGTTTCCAGACAAACCAGTCGCACGAAATTTCAAGACAAAGGAACGAGTGGTGGTTGAATATATTACATCACATTTTCCGAAATTTTCGTGGGTTGCTGATTCACGGGTTGCTGGTGGGTGTTCGCGTCGGCGTCCAGACTTAATGCTTGACCTCGGTTATCAAGTCGTTGTTATTGAAGTGGACGAAAATCAGCATATCACTTATGATTGTAGTTGCCAGAACAAACGGATTATGCAAATATCACAAGATGTCAACCATCGGCCTGTAATATTCATTCGTTTCAATCCGGATGATTATACTGATGAAAAAGGCGAAAGTGTTCCTTCGTGTTGGGCACAAAATGGAAATGGAATAATGGCGGTGAAGAAATCGAAGAAGAAAGAATGGGAATCACGCTTGGAGAGGTTGCGTGAACAGGTGGAATACTGGACAAACCCAGAAAACGCAACAGAGAAGACAGTTGAAATTATAGAGTTGTTTTATGATTGTGACTGAATGTAACGAACAAATGTGAACGAATAAATGTATAATACTTATTTTTATTTATATTTTCATAAAAAAATAAGTATTGTAAAAACGTGTCGAAAAAAATGCAATTAATTCGAGTAAGCTAACCCCCCCATCCCGGACATAACCCTCAAAACATTGTAATTCACGGCATACACGCGAACCTTGGCAGTGTTAGTTCCCTCAACGGTGGCGTTGGAAAGAACAAGCTGAAGGGTAGCGTTATCAATACGAGAGAAGTTGCACGAGCCGGAAGGC